CCCAGGAGATTGGGCCATATTTGTTCTCGTGGGTGATACCCCAGTCGGCTACGTGCGAACGTAGGTGCTCACACTTTTGTTTTTTTGCTGCCATTTTTAATCCCAACCATCATTTGGATATTTCGTTTAATTCTGTCCGACTCTGGACCTTTGCCTCGAAAGGCTTCCTGGGCAAATGCGATAGCCGCATCCAACTCCCCAAGGTGGAAAGCAGCCTGGGCTGCGATATCGTAGGCTTTCCAATTCCAGGCACTTGGCTCGTGGAGATAGTGGACAACCTTCGGAAGTTCAAAGCATCGTATAGCGGAGTCCAAGGCTAGGCCGTAGTCACCCCTTCTAAGGGCGTCAGAGGCCATTCCAAGCCACGATTCTCCCTGGTCTGGGCAAAGACTCACGCCTTTCTCAAACCACTCCTTAGAAGGCCGTTTAAGGGCTCTTGCTGCATCCCCTGCCCAACGGCAGACGGCAGCCAATTCGTGGTCCATCCCGTCCTTCTTGAGCACCTGCTCGGCACTCTCGATGACCTTCTCCCACTTCTCGTGGAAGTAATACTCTCGGCAGAGGTATGTCCACATACGGGCATCCTCTGGCATCTCCTTGACTGCGTCCTCAAGCATGGTCTCGTACTGGCCACGGGACTTGGTTACGTCAGGCTGATGCCTGATAATAGTCGTGGTGTCGCAGTAGGTGTACTCTTCCTTGCCGTCTTCTCTGACAAGGGCTTCGTGGCAAGGCCACTTCCATGTCCAGCCATGACGGCTGTGAAGCCTGTCAACCTTCCATGCAAATCCTGTGTCTAGCGACACCCATCCTCTGTCCGCTCCGCGCACCCACTGGTTCTGCACTTTGCGATAAAAATTCTTTTCTGGTACTTCATCCATGTCCAGGATAAGACATACATCTACGTCTTCTGGAACTAGGGCTAGCGCTTGGTTGCGCGCCGTGTCGAATCTCCAAGGTGATACAACGGTTGTCCCGACAATGAGATTGGTCGCCTTACTGAGGAGTTCCATGGTATTGTCCGTTGAACCTGTGTCGAGGATAACTCTGACGTCAGATTCCTTTGTTGCTTCCAACCATCGCTTAACGTGCTTTGCTTCGTTTTTACAGATTGCATACGTTGCTATCTTTATTNTACTCTGGGGCTTTGCCTTCATCCAATAAGTCCATTTCCATCAAAATGACTCTTTTGCGTATTAACTCTTCTGGAGTTTCTTCGGTCATGGCAGACTCGTAATCGTAGCACCGTAGCCCGCTGCAACCAGTTGGTCGCGCTCCTGTTGGGTAATGGTGTAGACGTGCCCACCNACGTAGGCATNGTCTGCTGCTGTTACTTCTGATACTTCAAAGGTACGATTGCGTGTCACTACACCATTGGTCATAAGCAAAGTGTCAGCACGAGCAATGCGATAACGCCACATAAGTGCGCCAAAGCCAGCAGGTGTCTCATCTGTTGTTGGTGGTGTGAAAAGGTAATTCGCCATATCGTTCCTTTGTTAAGAGGAGACTCCCCCCGAAGGGGGAGCCGCCCGACCTAATTCAGATTAGGAATTGTGAATCGAAGACGTTGTTTCGATACGAATCAACGCAGGGTCACGGTAGCGCTTGAAGCCAAGAACGCCGTACCATCCGATTGGACGGAAACGGAGCAACTTGTCAACGATTGGACCAAAGACCACATGTGGCTCTTCAGCAACCGCTTCAGCAAGTGCCTGCTTTCCAGCAACGAGTGTACGGAAGACGCGTGTTCCACCAGTACCGTAGGTAAATGAGGTTGTACCAAATGTACCTGAGTATGATGTGTTAGCGGCTGTTCCGATAGCACCATCTGCGGTGTTGAACATACGTGGTGACTCAACGAACATTGCACCTTCGTATGTTCCGATTGTGCCTGGCCAGAACTCAGAAGCACCTGTCTCTGAGTACTTGTGGTCATCACGCCATCCGCCCGAACCAGTNTCAGCACGAAGGTCGTGTGAAACTTCTGGGTGGATNCCAACGTANTAGTAATCTCCCTGACGTGGGACTACCTTGTTAGCGCGCAACTTTGCAACTGCGAAACGGATGTCACGTGACTTGAGGGTGTCGGTTGAACGGACTGTTCCCTGTGAAACACCAGCGGTGTATGAACCGTCNAATGTTGAGATAAGGCTTCCGTTAACCTCTGCGATAGCCTGTGGGCCACCAACGAGTTCCTGAAGTGCAACAGAGTCGAGCGAGTCGAGCATGTTGTACGAGATGATGTCGACAAGTGCTGGGTCGATATCTGAGAATGAGAATAACTCAAGCTTACGTGTAACGAGCGAAGCGTTACCGTATTCGTTAAGTGTTACTGTGATTGGTGTTGTGGAACCAAGAGCAATCGCATCTGGGTCTGTTGTCTCAGAGAGCGCAGATGTGACTGGAGCCATATCTGAGTAGATGTTGAACACGATTGAAGAACCAGGCATAGCCTGTTGTACTGGCTTCTTATCCGCAAGGTCGCGGACCATAGGCACAGCACGAAGTGCGAGTTCGATATAACGGTCATACGCTGTTTGTACGACCGAGGTACCGACTGCTGAGCCTGTGCTATTGTAAGCATTAGCCATTGTGCGTTACCCCTTTCTAGGGTTAGTGGTTAATTAAAATGCTCGACGGCCAGAGCCAGTGTATCCGTTAATACCTGTAATTGCATCAAGGTCCGCCTTGGTAAGGTTAGGGTTGTTGATGCGGGCTGTCAGGTCTGCAACGTTAGTTGCTGGAATAGCAGTCTCAGTAGCATTGTTAATGCGCTGGAACTGAGAGGCTGCTTGCTGTCGCTGTTCGTCTACTGCGTCAGTCTGAGCCTGGGACTGAAAGCCGAATACATCAGCATTCTCAGTAAGCCAAGACTCAACCTGCTCGGGTGTTGCTACGTCGCTCGGAATGAACTTAGCGATTTTGCTAGGTACACCCTTCGAGTCCAGCACGTCCTTGACGGTACGCTCACGGAGCATTGAGTCGCGCAACGCGTTGGCTTCTCGTAACTCCTGGTTTTCTTTTTCAAGACGCTTGAGCGCCTTACGAAGCCCTGCAGGAATCTGTTGGTCCTGTGTAGTTGTGTCTTCGTCTTCGTCGTCGTAGTCGTATTGGTTCGCCATTTAGGCACTCCCTTTTCTATAAGTTAACGCAGGCCACAATAACAGTCAGGGGAGAAAGTTATTGGCTCCTACTACCAGTCGTAATACTAGAACCCAGTGCTGGTCGGCTGGGCAAGTCTATTAGAAGGTTCCTGAGGTGGAACCAAAGAGTGAGTTCTTATCCACTCCTGATGAGCCTGAGAAGGCGTTGATTTCTTGCTGTTGAAGTTGCTTGAGTTGAAGTTGGGCTTGAGCAGCATTTGCTCCACCGAAGGTAGCCGCGGTCAAGTTAGCCTGCTGCTGTCCTGGTGTGCCGAACGTGTTATTGGCTCCGCCATAGATGGCAGCCAACTTCTGTTCAGTAGGTAATTCTGTTCCGATATTCTGGAAGCCTTGCTCTGCCTGTGACTGTGTTACGCCAAGGGCTGCATACTGTGCTGCTGTAGCCTGGTCAACGTTCACATTCTGACGAGCACCTGCCGCACCAAAGGTTGCTGCTGCTGTCTGACGCTGCAACAATGGAAGAGCAGTGTTAGGGTCAAGAGCATGAGCAATCATGTCGGTAGGCGTTAGTCCATAGTATTGCTGGAGCGTAGTTGTGTAATAAGGGTCAGCGTTTGAGATAGACTTTGCTGCTGTGTTGATTCTATCTTGAAGTTCGGTTGGCGCAATGGAGTTACCGATAAGTTGAGCCATGTGCTGAGAGTTATCATAAAAGCCCTTTGGTAGGCCAGCGGCCTGGACGATATCACGATATGAGTTTTCAGTAGCAATGTACTCTGCTGGAGACAATGGGTTTTGGCCGTTGGCTACGCGAGCAGCATTGCCAGCAAAGCGAGTTTGCCATGCGTTGCCAAGTGCCGCTACATTAGGGTCGCTTGACTGAGCAGCGGTTGGGTCTTCAATCAGAGTTTGGATAGTCTGAGCGTCGTAATTGTTTTGAATTAAACCAAGGATAGCATTGCTAATGCTTGGACCAGTTGTAGAGTTTTCTAATCCATAACCTTGCAAAGTAGAAGACAAAAGTTGCTGAGCATTTTTATTGCCAATTTGTTTATCAAGTTGAGTCTGCGCAGTTGTCGCAGCCTGGCTTGTTTGCAAAGAACTTATTTGCTGCATTAAAGGAGTAACCGCTGAGGTAACAGCCTTGCTAACATCATCTGAAGTAAGGGTTGTAGGTTTTATGTCATTGCCTGAACCGTTGCTCATGCCTAGCGGCTTGTCAGTTGTGTTGCTGCTCGCTGGCGTGTCACCGCCAGTGGTTGCTGGTTGGGTGACTGCAGGAATAGTGCTAGGTGCTGGCGTGTTATCTGTGTTATCGCTATCGACTTGAACTCTAGCCATTATCCACCTGTTACCATTCCGAAGTTACGTAGGAGAGTGTTAGCCGTATCCATAAGGCTGTTGCGAGCATTGCTTGTCTGCAGCCATTCTGGACGTTGCTTAACGGAAGTTACAAACTGGTCAAGAGCCATAGGCGTCTTGCTGTCTCCCTGGAGAGCCTTGGTTACAGAAGCGCCTAAACCTGTCGCCGACCCTAGGTCAATAGTTGATGGGTCAACCTCAAGAAGGTTGGCTGCTGCATTAAGATAAGGGCTAGCCAAAGAACGAACCGTCTGGCCTTCTTTAATACGCTGAGCAAATGGGGCATACATGCTTGCAGCCTGGTCACGTAGGTAACCCTGCTCTGTCTCAAGAGTTGAGCCACCCTGCTGAATAGCAAGAGCGGCATTGGCAAAGTAATCGCCAGAAGAGCCTTGCTTGCTTGGCAGATATTGCGAAGCAATGCCCATGTCATTTGCATAAGACTTTAAAGCATCAATGTTTTGACCAATTACTCCAGCATAGACTCCGTTATCAGTCTTGGCCAAAGTGCTATGGGCTGCTACGTACTTATCAACTGCACCTTGGTCAGGCATGTTATTATAGTAGACATTAAAGAACGAGTTGACTCCGCTGTGCTGGTCATTGTATGCAGCGTCAATAGCCTTAGGGTCCATGGTTTTGCCATCTGCGCCAACAGGAATTGGCTGACCAAATATGCTAGGGTCAAGACCCTGCGCTACAGCAGACTGCTGAAGAATCTTTAACTTGTCATTGTACTGCTGAGCCCAGGCATCCTTATTNTCAAAATAAGAAATGCTAGAATCTTTGTANGCTTGGGACATTGCGTCCCAGGGACTCTGGCCATTTTCGTCNTTATATCCCTTAATGGCATTTGTAAACTTTGTTGCATCCCAGTGACCNGCTGCTGCATTTGCAAGGATGTTTTTCATCCATGGGATGGTAAGCGCCATAGCNCCAATACCGCCATATTGCTGAGCCCATTTTTGCTGGTCGGCTACTTGAGCCTTAGCATCCATGTTATACCCAGCAGCACCTTGTAGAGGTGTGCCTTCAGTAACTGGGGCGTTAATATCTACAGGGGCAGCAGGGCTTGGAGTGGTT